TTGAAGATACTCCACCTAGTGATAGAATTTTAGGTGTAGATATTTTTCCAGTAATTCATCAAAAAAGTAACAAAAAAATATACGTTTCATTGGAGGATATAAATGATTGAAATAATCGTAGAAGGAGAATTAACAGGTGAGTTTAAAAAGTTAGATAAACTACAATCTGAAATCAGAGCACTTATGAATAAAGGAAAAGACCCTAGAGGAGAACCTTTAAAATCTCTTATTAAGAAAGCAGATGCTTTGACGGATAAACTTTATAGAAGGGAAGATATGAGCACATCTTCTGCTGTAGACATGAACCCCACAGGCAAATCAAAGAAAAAGAAAAAATGTGAAACATTTAGTGTTTCAGATAATTGTTTTCATAAGTTCAGACATGGGAAAACAAAGTTTGAACGATGGTCAAGGTATCTGGATTTAACAGATGAATCTCAAAAGAAAATTTATGATTGGGCTAAGAGACACCATAATGGTACAATCATTCTTAAAAATTCACAAACTGGCCAGGTTAGAGGTATTCGATATAACCGTACAGGTGGTGGTAAATGGGGATCAATCACAAGATTAAAAGAACAAGTATTAAAAACTAATAACGAATTCACAGTACAATGACCGTAAAAGCCGATGTTGAAGTTCTCAAAACACAAATTGCAACAATTAAAAGTGCTTTTGATGGACACGTTATCCAAAACAGAGAAGATTTTAAAGAAGTACATTCAAGGATGAGCACCATGAAAAGAGAAATATCTGACGAAATTAACTTGACTTTTGAGAAATTATGTGATAAAATAGACATAAATGAAAAACAATTAAGTGGATTAGAAAAGTGGAAATGGACTGTTGGTGGAGTATTAATAGCAATGACATTTCTAATGACTGCATCCCAAACATTTGGTTTATTTAATTAATATATAAAATTACATTATGAGCTACATTGACCAGAAGTACATAAATTTATGTACCTCTAGGGTGGAGAAGTTCAAGAAGGTTAGAGATAACCTCTGGAACTTTCGCTGTCCCATCTGTGGAGATTCCCGAAAACAAAAGAATAAAGCTAGAGGATTCATATATCGCAAGAAGGCATCTTTTTTCTACAAGTGTCATAATTGTGGTATAGGACTTTCCTTTAATAATTTCCTCAAACAAATAGATCATGGACTTCATACTGAGTTTTTAGTAGAGAAGTATAAGGAAGGTGAGACTCAAAGGGATACTCCTATCCCTGACAAAGTACCATTTACATTTGAAACTCCTAAGTTTGACAAATCCATGAATAGGCATTTGGATAAACTAGTTAAGTTTTGTGATCTTGAAGATGGTCATCCGGCCATACAATACCTAGAAAAAAGACAAATTCCCAAAATACATTGGGACAAATTATACTTTGCGGAGAAATTTTATGAGTGGTCACACACCATATTTCCTGAAAAATTCAAGAGTATAAATATAGATTATCCAAGACTTGTTATCCCTTTTTTCGACAAGTCAGGAGAAATCTTTGCTTATCAAGGAAGAGCGTTTGGTAAGGAAGAACCTAGATATATCACCTTAAAGATTGTTTCAGAAAAAGAGAAGATTTATGGACTTGAACGTATTGATTTTAATTCTCATACATACGTTGTTGAAGGCCCATTAGATTCTCTATTTATAGACAACTGTTTAGCAGTTGCCGGTGCCGATTTGAACTTATTGGAATTGAGTCCAGAATCTACCACTATTATTTACGATAACGAACCACGAAATGAACATACTGTTGAGCGTATGTTTAAATCTGTGGATAGGAATTATAACGTAGTGATTTGGCCACCAGAATTAAAAAGTAAAGACATCAATGATATGGTTCTTTCGGGAATGAAGAACATTAAGAAATTTATCGATGTACATTCATATCATGGATTAGAAGCATACCTCAAAATCAACCAATGGAAGAAAATATGAACCCTCAATTACAGACTGTACCAATAACACAAACATATAAGCCTATACCCACCTCTCGCACAATAAAAACTATTACTAAACCAACCCCTCATCAAGACCCTTTCCAAAATGAACTAAGTAAATTTGTATATTACAGAACATATTCTAGATGGGATGATGGTAAAATGCGTAGAGAAACATGGGAAGAAACAGTTGCACGAGCTGTAATGTTTCTGAAAAAGGCTAGTAAAAATAAATTAAAAAAATCAGATTATGAATTGATACATCAGTATATTCTTGAAATGAAAGTGATGCCATCAATGAGACTATTATGGACTGCCGGAAAACCAGCAGAGATTAATAATGTTGCAATTTATAATTGTTCAACAGTTCCTATTGACTCATTGCATTCTTTTGCAGAAGTATATTTCTTGTTGATGAGTGGGTCAGGAGTTGGTGTGGATGTTTCTAAAAGATACATTGAAAAGATACCCAAAGTAAAGAAATTGAATGGGGAGAAAAGTAAAATTGTATTCGAGGATTCCAAAGAAGGTTGGTCAGTTGGTACAATGGCCGCTTGTACAGCCATGTGGGAAGGATACGATGTAGAATGGGATTTGTCTAAACTCAGACCTCAAGGAGCAAGACTCAAAACTTTTGGTGGTAGATCATCTGGGCCTGGGCCTCTGGATGAAACTTTACATTTTATAAAACATATGATAGAAGCACATCGTGATCGTAAATTAAGTTCTATTAATGTATTTGATATTATTACTAAAATTGCAAATTCAGTAGTCGTTGGTGGTGTCAGAAGGTCATCGATTATTACCCTTTCAGACCTCTACGATAGTGGAATGAGAAATGCTAAACAGGGTCAGTTTTGGGTGACAAATTCACACCGAGCTATGAGTAACAATAGTGCAATATATGATGTTAAACCAAACTCCATTGACTTCATGAAAGAGTGGTTAGCACTTGCAGAGAGTGGTACAGGAGAACGTGGTATTTTCAACCGATATTCAATCAATAGTTTGATTCCAAAACGAAGGCGTAAGAGACAAGATTGGACAACAAACCCATGTGGTGAAATAATATTGCGGCCTAGAGGGTTCTGTAACCTCACAGAAGTAGTTATTCGTGCAGAAGATACTCTTGAGACTTTAATGGAAAAGATTAAGGTTGCAACTATGATTGGAACAATACAATCTACCCTGACAAATTTTACACTCTTGGATGATTTGCATGATGATTGGAAAAAGAACGCAGAAGAAGAAAGACTCTTAGGGGTGTCCATGACAGGACAGATGGACAATCCAGAGGTTTTAACCCCTGACAACTTACAATCCCTGAGAGATTATTCTGTGGGAGTGAACGTAGAAACGGCAGAAAGATTGAAGATAAACAGGTCTGCAGCCATTACTACTACAAAACCTAGTGGAACAGTATCAACATTAGTAAATTCTGCATCGGGGTTTCATCCACGATTTGCAGATTATTATATACGGAGAGTGAGAATTTCTGCTACAGATCCACTATACAGAATGATGAAGGATCAAGGAGTAACATTCCATCCAGAAGTTGGACAGCCTGTAGAGACTGCAATGACATGGGTATGTGAATTTCCAGTAAAAGCTCCAGAGAAATCAGTAAAAGTAAAAGATGTTGATGCAATTTCTCAATTAAAACAATGGTTAAAAATAAAACACAACTATACAGAACATACAGTATCAGCCACAATTTATGTCAAGCCCGATGAGTGGTTTGAGGTTGGTAACTTTGTATACGAAAATTTCGATGATTTAGTGGGGGTGAGTTTCTTACCTAAAGATGACCACATCTATCAACTTGCCCCTTACGAAGAAATTGATGAAAAAACTTATAATGAAATGCTTGCGAATTTCCCAAAAATTGATTATTCTAAACTTTCTAAATACGAAACAGAGGATAATACTACAGGAGCGCAAACGGTTGCGTGTACTGGTGACAGTTGTGAAATCATTTAATAGCAAGTTTTATGATAGAAGAAGTAGAAGTAGAGTGCAAGGATTGCAATGCGACATTTAACTTACAACACAATCTAAATGTCGCAAGATACGAAATAGGATTTTGTGCCTTCTGTGGAGGAGAAGATATTGAAATAGAAGAGGGTTTTGAAGAAGATGAAGAGGAAGATTATTATTAACCTAAATATTCCTAAGTGGAGTATTTATGAGTTACGAAAACCCTTGGCTATATAATGATAAAGTTTTTGAAAGTGAAGATATAAATGACTATTTTGGTTTCTGTTATCTTCTGACTGACCTTGAAAATGGTAAGCAATATATTGGAAGAAAGTACTTTTATTCTGTCAGGAAGAAAAAAGGAATACGGAAAAAAGTACGATCAGAGAGTGATTGGAAATCCTATTACAGTTCATCTAAGAAAGTTAAACAGTTGGTGTTAGAATCTGGCCCTAACAGGTTCAAGAGAGAAATTTTATCTCTTTATATAAAAAAAGGTCAAGTAAACTATAATGAAACAAAACTATTATTTCAACATAATGTTTTAGAAGCCAAAGATGAAACTGGCGAAAAATTATATTATAATGATAATATTATGAATAGATATTTTTCAACAATTATGGAATAAAAGACTTGACTTTTGAGATTTATAATGTTATAATATAAGGTATATAAAGTGAATAAAAGACTTACAAAATTAAAAAGTCTTATTGATGATGGTTCAGTTCCAACCATTTTAGAAGTTAGAACAAATTCTAGGGAATATTCTTATGAAGATGTTATAGCTCTAGATTATGGATTTGTTCAAGACCTGTATATGGGTAATGAAAATTTTGAAACTTGGTTTACCTATATTGGGCCGAAACCTATAAAACTCAATGATCTTACTTTAAATAAAAATGAGATGATTGAAATAATACTTAATTATTATGAAATATTATGAGAAAACAACTAAGTGAAGAACGAAAACAACAGCTCCGTGATCAACTTACAAAGGCACGAAGTAAGAGAGCCCCAGCAGAGTATAAAAATATACATCCATCTGTATTACAAAAACCAGATGAAGATCCCTTGTCGGTGAAATCTATTAAGAAATGTATTAAGCATAACAAAGAGAAGGCCTCTGCACACCTCACTAACTCTCGCAGGAGAGGAGCTACTCCCAAACAATCAATTACAGATAAAATCCGTTCTGAAAATACGAAATCCTATATTCGGTTTATGGAACACTATCTTAAATCGGGGGATTGGATTTCTGATTTTATGGGAGAAGATGAAGAAAAGAAAACCCAATGGAAATGTGTGGCAATGGCCTATCATGCAGATGGCACACCAAAACGAACTAAAGGTGTTTACTATCCAGATATTAATGCAGTATGGGTAAGTGATTTATGATATTAATTGATTTAAGCCAAATAATGGTGGCATCCACAATGATGTCAATGGGAAAAGACCAATCACAAGTTGATATTAGTATGGTTCGGCACATGGTTCTGAACAGTCTCAGAATGTATAGGACAAAATATCACAAAGAATATGGTGAGTTGGTCTTATGTTGTGATGGAAAACATTCGTGGAGGCGTGAACATTTTCCACAATACAAGGCATCTAGAAAGACTAATAGGGATGCTGATAGTAGAGATTGGTCACAAATATTTGAATGTCTTGATACTATCAAATCCGAACTCAGAGAATTTTTCCCTTACAAATATCTTGAAATTGATGAGTCAGAAGCAGATGATATTATTGGTGTACTTGCAAGAATTGCTACAGAGAAAGTGATGATTATTTCTGGTGATAAAGATTTTATACAATTACAAGTAAGGGATAATGTTGATCAATATAGTCCAATTACTAAAAAAATAGTTTATGATGCCAATCCAGCTAAATATTTGAAGGAACATATTTTGCGTGGTGATACATCAGATGGTGTTCCTAATTTTTTATCAGCTGATAATAGTATTGTGGATAAGATACGACAAACACCAATAACAAAGAAAAAAATAGAATTGTGGATAGATCAAGACCCAGAAGATTTTTGTAATGAAGAACAGTTAAGAAACTATCATAGAAATATGAAACTGATTGATTTACAATATACCCCATCAAACATTGCTGACCAAGTTGGTAAGCAATTTAATGAGGTTCCGAAAGGAAAACGAAGTGGCCTTTTGAATTATTTTATTGAAAGGAAACTTAATAATTTAATACAAGATATAGGAGAATTTTAATATGGCACAACCAGTAGAATTTGATAGTAATAGTGATGGATCTGTAAGTGCATATCCAGAAAAAAAACCCTCAATTAAAGTTAGAGAACCACTTCTTAGTGAAGTTTTGACTAAAGTTCATGGTGCAAAAACAAAAGCACAAAAAATCAAGATTTTACAAGAAGAAGATTGTTTGGCATTACGACAAATTTGTCAATGGTCTTTTAACCCTAAAATTGAATCAGAATTACCATCTGGAACACCACCATTTATAGAAAATGAGGCACCAGAAGGCACAGAGCATATGTTGTTAAGAACTGAGGGAAATAGTCTTTGGCATTTTGTTAAGACTAATAACAAGAGTGCAGACCCAAATCTTCAAAGTACAGTTAGAGAACGTATGTTTATCAGACTATTAGAAGGATTACATAAAGATGAAGCTAAACTTTTATGTGCAGTAAAGGAAAAAAGTTTACATCAAATATATAAAGGATTATCTACACAGGTCGTAACAGAGGCATTTGGGTGGGATGAGGACTTTCAGGAGTATAAATAATAGTACAATCTTTTTATAGGGAGTCTATAGATATGCAAATCCGAAACGGAATGAGTGTAAAAGATGGACTATCTTCTTACCACTCTTAATTCCCCATTTATATTTCAAAAAAGTTTAACCGTTTAACGATCTGCGGTTGCTAATATTATATGGGATTCTTATACCAAAAAAAGATTGAAGATCATATTAAATAAGGTAATATGAAAAAAATATTCATATGTTTAGCTTTAATGTTTTCCTTTTCTTTTCCTTTAGGAAGTGCAGGTACTTATGAAGATAATTTTGTGTGGGAAAAACCCACCCCACATCCAGTACTGAAACATGGTCAACTAAATATTGAAAATATTGTAGTACCAAATTATTCTTCATTAAATTTTGAATTAGAAAACAGAGCAAAACAAGTAGAGTGTCTAGCAAAGAACATATATTTTGAAGCACGAAACGAACCATTTGCAGGACAACTCGCTGTAGCTCTAGTAACTTTAAATAGAGTATATGATGATACTTTTCCCAATACAGTATGCGATGTAGTATATCAAGGAATACATACTACTGATGGATTTCCAAAACGAGATAGATGCCAATTCAGTTGGTATTGTGATGGTGCATCAGATGAAATACGAAATTTAGTTGCTTTTAATACGACACAAAAGATAGCAAATCTTGCAATGATTTCTTATGGAAGTATGAAATCGCAAGGATTGGATTATACAGAAGGTGCAATATACTATCATACATATGAGATAAATCCACGATGGTCAACTGCTTATCCAAAAGTTGGAAGAATTGGAGATCATATATTTTATAGATAAATACTAGTAAAGGATTTGAAATTATAATATGCCAACATATCAATATAGATGTAAGAAATGTGACTTTGAATTTGAGGAAGAACACAAGATATCTGAAAGAAATATTCCTGTGGAGAATCCTAAAAGTTATGGAAGTTGCGCCGATGAAAGTAATGATAATTGTGACATACAGCTAGTACCACAATTACTTAATTTGCAGTATACTATGAGAGATAGTGCAAGGAGACATACCGATGATGGTTTTAAAGACCGTATGAAAGAAATTCATAGAACAAATCCTGGCAGTCAATTAGGAGATTGGACATAATTATGAAAACACAATTAATAGGTCATGATCAGTTAGTTGAAATGAAGGGGGTTACTAAAAACCAAATTGAGGTTTTTAAACAATACGCAACAGGAAAGAATCTTTTTCTATATGGGCCTGCGGGCACAGGAAAGACTTTCGTTATACTGTATAATGCAATCAAACAAGTTTTAGACCCCTCTACAGATTTTAACTGTATCTACATAGTAAGGTCTTTAATGCCTACTAGAAGTCTTACATTTATGCCGGGCGATGAACAAGATAAAAGTTCTTTATATCAAGTGCCGTATGATAATATGTTACGGCTCATGTTTAAACTTTCCTCAGAGGATCAGTTTGATATATTATATGGAGAATTGAAAAAACAAGAAAATGTAGCATTTCTATCCACATCCTTCTTACGAGGGATTACGTTAGACAATGCTATTATTCTTGTAGATGAATGTCAAAATTTAAATTTCCATGAGTTGGACACCATTATGACCAGAGTTGGTCAGAATTCCAAGATCATGTTCTCAGGAGATTTTGACCAGACAGACCTCAGAGAAGATGAAGAAAAAGCTGGTTTAGGTCAGTTTTTAAAAATTATCAACGAAATGAAAGAATTCTATTCATGTGAGTTTGATATTGGTGATATAGTCAGAAGCGGATTAGTTCGTTCATATATCATCCAAAAATATAATACTGGATTAGGAGATAGAAAATAATGTTACCGTTGTTATTATTTAATGTTATTTCTAGCCTTGTCGTAGACAAAGCAACAGATTTAGCAACCGAGCACGTTGAAAGTATGATAGATGATTTACTTCCAGATAGTGCAAAAAAAGAATTAGACAAAGCTATAAAAGCTGACCCTGCACACCAATTCACAAATGCTAAAGATGCATTGATGGGTGCTGTTGAGGGTAAGTTACCTATAATTAAAGCCGATGGTACACTTAAACCAATCGAAGTAACCTTTACTGTTTCATATGATCCTACAAGTGGATCCATTGATATTCAGAAAGGTTTGTGATGGCTGATATAATAAGATTATCAAAGAACTTTGCACTCTCAGAAATGACTAAGAGTGCCACGGCAGAACGATTGGGTGTGGATAACTCACCTAATTTAATTCATCTTGTGAATCTGACACATCTTGCAATACATATCTTGCAACCTGTTAGAGAACAATTTGGAGTCATTACAATTAACTCTGGCTATAGAAGTCCTGCACTAAATGCAAAAGTTGGTGGAGCTTCAAAGAGTCAACATTGTAATGGACAGGCTGGAGATTTTGAATCTTTTTCAACACCGAATCCTGACCTTGCGTTATGGATTACTAAGAATTTAGATTTTGACCAAATAATCTTAGAGTTCTATGATGGAGTTGACCCGAATAGTGGTTGGGTACATTGTAGTTACAATTTGATGGGTAATCGTAGGAAAATTCTTACTGCACTTAAAACTAAAAGTGGAGTAGTTTATAAGAATGGCTTTGTAAGTAAATAATGAAATTAAAAAATTATGACAGGAAACTCTTACCAGAGTTACCTAAACTTGTGAGAACAATTATTGGTGGTACTAGACATTATGTAACTCCTAAAGGTGCATTCCCTTCCATCACTTCTGTATTGTCAATACGGAATAAGGAAGGAATATACGAATGGAGAAAACGTGTAGGTAATGAGGAAGCCAATAGAATTACAAAAAGAGCAACCACTAGAGGAACGCACTTTCATAGTCTTTTAGAAAAATATTTCTTAAACGAAATAGATGACTTTGATGCTTTTAGTGGTGAAGCTCTCGCTAAGAATCCCGGCGTATGGTTTCTTTTCTGTGAGGCCGTTCAGGTACTTGAAAAGAAAATCGGTGATATTTACTGTATTGAGGATTACTTGTTTTCGGATGAGTACAAAGTAGCCGGTGCAGTAGATATGATTGCTGAGTATGACGGAGTAACATCAGTTATAGACTTCAAAACTTCTAATTCAGATAAGAAGGAAGAATGGATTGAAAATTATTTCATTCAAGGGTCTGCATATGCAAAGATGTTTACAGAAAGAACTAATATCCCCTGTGATCAATTGGTAATATTCATTATGCCCGATAATGGCATACCTCAAATATTCGTAAAAACAGTTGATGACTATATCCCACAACTTAAAACCGCAATAAAAGATTTTAGTAATTATCAAAAAAAGACTTGACTTTTGAGAATTTTTATAGTATAATAGATATAATAAAAAAAAATGGATATGGATTTTGACATAATAACCCCTACGAAATTTAGTTTACTTATTGAACAAATGGTACTCTCCAAAAGGATAACATATATTGATGCTTGTCTAGAGTATTGTAAGGAAAAAAATATGGAACCGAATTCGTTAGGAAGATTAGTT